TCTTTCTTTACTTACGATGGTAGGGTTAGAGAACTTAAATCAGATGTCCATGATTTTATCTTTGACAACTTACAACAAAACACTCAACAAGCTACTTTTGGCGCACACAACATTGACTACAACGAAATCTGGTGGTTTTTTCCAGTAGGAGATGTAGATCAGCTAACACCAAACAAATATATAATTTGGAATTACTTAGACAATGTTTGGTCTATTGGTGAACTTGATAGAGGTTGCTGGATAGATCAAGGTGTCTTTGATAATCCAATCGCTTGCGATTCTGGTGGTTTTGTTTATGAACACGATAAAAGAGCTTTATTTAATTCACCTGGATTGGGTACAAGAAAACCTTTTTGTCTTACAGGCCCATTGGAAATAGGCAATGGCGATAAAGTAGCACAAGTAAATCAAATTTTACCTGACGAAGAAACTACAACTTTGCCAGCGATAACTTTAAGTTTTACTGGTCGTTTTACACCATTAGGTGCAGATACAGACTTTGGTAGTTTTTCTTTCAATGCTGATGGTTATACCGATGCTAGATTTTCTGCTAGACAAGTGCAGATGAAAATAGAAGGCGATGTTACGCAAGACTTTCAAGTTGGTAAGATTAGACTAGATGTACAACCTAGAGGTCGTAGATGATAGATCCTGCTAGTAAAAGTCAATATATACAAAGAGTAACTAATGCCAAAGTAAGTTTAACTACTACTAATGCAACTACTTTATTTACTGCACCATCTGGTTCAGATTTTGATTTTGCAGTTATTGAATCTATTTTAGTTAATAACAACAATGCTGCATCAACTACTTTAAGTGTTACTTTGACTGACTCTGGTTCTAATGTTTTTAATATTTATGATGATTTTACTGTTGCAGGCAATACAACTGCTGAATTATTAAGTAGAGATTTAGTTTTACAAGCAGGTGAAATACTTAAATTAACTGCTAACGATGCTAATAGAATTATGGCAATAACCAGTTTAGTTGAATATGCAAAGGGTGATTAAAAAAGAAGAATGGGAAGTGCATTGGGATTATTGCAAGCAATTTATTGAGCCTGCATTAAAACATCAAGATGCCTATACAATAGACGATGTAGAAGATAAAATAAGACATGGATTTTTCCATTTGTGGCCAGGTAAGGAATCAGCTTTTATAACTGAAATTGTTACTTATCCACAGCACAAAGTAATGAATTTATTGTTTTGTGGTGGTAAGTTTGAAGAAATAGAAGAAATATTAACTTCTATTGAAACTTTTGCTAAAGCCATTGGTATCAAAAGATTATATGGTGGTGGTCGTAAAGGTTGGAAAAGAAAAGCTAAACATCTTGGTTACAAACAAGAATATATGATTAGAAAAGAATTATGAGTAAAGGCGCAACAACAACAACAGCAGAAGTACCTGATTATCTAAAAGATCTTTATACGGAAGCATCTACTAGAGGATTAGAAGCTTCTAGCATGGGATTTCAACCATACACAGGTGAAATGGTTGCTGGTTTTACACCAGACCAAGCACAAGCTATGCAAGCAACTAGAGGATTATTCGGTCAAGCTATGGCTCTTGATCCTAGAAGTGTTTTAGCTGGCTTGGCAAGACAAGGTACACCTACTGTGCAAGCTGCATCTTTACTAGATACCGACATAGCTCGCTATCAAGATCCTTACACAGAACAAGTCTTAGAGCCTGCATTAGCAGACATCCAAAGACGACAAGACATGGAACAACAAAGAGCGCAATCCAGAGCAATTAAAGCTGGTGCGTTTGGTGGTAGTCGTTCTGCTCTAATAGAGTCAGAAGCTACTAGACCATTTGCTGAAGAAGCAGCGCAAACAATCGCTGGCTTACGTTCAGCAGGGTTTGGTCAAGCACTAAATATGGCTGAAGCTGATGCAGCTCGTAGGCAACAAGCAGCAACTAATCAAGCAGAATTAGAACTAAGAGCCAGGCAACAACAAGCTGGTTTATTAGGTGGTGAGTTAAGCGAACAATATCGTACGCTTGGTTTATTATCTGGTATTGGTGGACAACAACGAGCGTTAGAACAAGCCAGAATACAAGCACAACGAGCTGAGTTTGAAAGAGAACTTGACTTCCCATTACGTCAGTTAGGACTTTTACAAGCAGCTTCAGGACAAATATCTCCTGCGGTTATTGGACAAAGACAACAAAAAGAAACTGGCTTGGGTGATATTTTAGCTGCTGGCGCTGGCTTAACTGCGGCAGCTTTTACAGGTGGGTTAGTTGGTGGCCCTGGGGGAAAGTAGGTGGTGACATGATGGCTATTAATACTACAGGCGGTGCTGGAATGTATGGGGGTTATGCTTAATCATGGCTGTAAGTAAAAATAATAGTAGAAATATAGTTGCTGATGATTTTCAGCAAAAACTTTTAGACCAAGCTAAAGATAATCTTTTAAGGCAACAACAAGTAGGCGACAGAGGTTTTTTAGGTGGTGGTACAAGTTATATTAATCAAGCAGAAGCAAGAGTAAATAGTTTACTACCATTAACTGATGCATCACAAACTAATTCTACACCAACAAATGTTATGCCTGTTTCAAACGAGCCTAATATTGGTTTATTAAATACAACTCAACAACAACCAAATATTGCAAACAATGTATTTGGTATGTCAAACAACATGCAATCGCAGACTGCGCAACAGCCTGTATTTGATAGAAATCAAAAAATTGGATATATGTTATCTGCTTTAAGTGATGCATTTGCTGGTAGAGATGTTGCTGGTCGTGCTATGCAAAGGGCGCAAGCTATGAGACAACAAGCAGAAATTGATAGACAAAGACAACAACAAATTCAAACACAACAAACTTTACAACAATATTTAACTCCAGAACAATATTCTTTTTACTTAGCTGGAGTTCCTTTAAATGATATTGCAGAATTTACATCACAACAAAGAACAGACAAATCTATAGAACAACTACAACAAGAAGCTACAGAAAGTGCTATTCCATCAGAAGGATTAGAAAATTTAGAAGAAGCCTTTGGCGGTGCTGACTACTTACAACAAGGTATAAATGTTGCTCTTGGCCCTTTTGTTGGAACTCTTGCGCCAGAAACAAGCGAAGCGACTAGAGCAAAAAATGTTTTAAATGAAAGATTAAGAGAAACATTTGTAAGCGAGTATTCTGGCAGACCAAGTGTTTATATAAGCCAAAGAGTAGATCAATTATTGCCGACTTCTGGATTTACAAGTGAGTCTGAAGCAGCAAATCAATACAGAGAAATACAAAGAGTTTTAAAACAAGGAGCTGAAGATTTAGAATCAAATATAAAATCTGGTTTATTTAAAGGGGTAGAATTACAAAAATTACAGAATGAATACAAAAAATCAACGCAATTAATAAATGACATAACAATTGGTTTATCTAGTTTGCCAAAAAGAAGAACAACTCTTGAGCCATCACAACAAGCGCCAGAAACATCACAACCTGGTAGCTTTGATGACTATTTCACAAATACCTAAATAAAAAATGGTACAAGAAATTTTAAAAAAAGCTGAAAGCGAAGAAACTAATAGAGCTATTTTTAATCAATTAAAACTTGATGGCAGTAGATTATTAAAAGCAGGCAAAATTGATGCAAAAACTTATTATGCTAAAACTAGAAATGCTGGTATTCAATTAGGACTTGTTGATGAAAACGACTATCCTGGAAGAATACCAAAATGGGCTGAAAATACTTTAGAAATAATAGGTGGAACAGCAGGAGCTGTTGGTGGTTTTGTTCTCGGTGGGCCTGTAGGTGCAGCAGCAGGGGCAGGAACTTTATCTGGAGCTACATCTGTAGCTGTAGATTTTCTTGGTGATTTAATTGCGCCAGATATGCCTTCTCCTTCAACAGAAGAAAGAGTAAAAGATGCTGTTACAACAGGAACTATTGATGCTGCTTTAACTTTAGCAGCTCCTGTAGCTGGTAAAGCATTAAAACCACTTGTTACAAAAACTGTAAATAAATACAAATCTGCAAAAGAATCTTTAAAAAGAACAGGCCCAGATGGAGAAGCTAGAGTTAATTTAGCAGAACGAGCTTTAGGTCTTACAGATGAAGCATTAGAAAATGCTAAAACATTAGCAGAAGAAGGAGTTCCTTTGTCTTTAGGACAAGCAAGTTCTTCGCCTTTCACCAGAGGTATGTACACAGCAGTAAGTCGTATGCCTATAGTTGGTGGGCCAGGACAAAAACAATTATTAGAAACTTTTCAAGCGGTTGATAAAGCCTTAGACACAAGAATAGCTCCAACAGCAAAAATACAACCTTTAACAGAGGTTGAAAGATCAAAAATAATTAAAGATGTTGGAATGGAATCTTTTAAAGATTGGCGTAGTTCATATAAATCTGTCTATAAAAGAGCAGAGCAACAAGCAAAAAAACAAGGCGACTTTTTTAATATAGCACCTGTAAGAGCTGCTGCATTAAGAGAAAGACGAGAAAGTAAGTTTGCAAAAATTCCAAAAGATGTAGAAGATTTAATGTTGGATATAAATTTATATGGACAAGATGCTTTGATTGGAGCTTCAAAAAGAAAAGGAGCAGACATAGTAAAACCAAATTTAAATTTTGATGATATTAAAGCTCTTGATGAAAGGTTAGGAGATTTATCTAAAAAATACGATCCTGCAAAATCACAAGCTCCAAACAATGCTGCTTTTAAAGCTGTAACAGCTATGCGAAAACAAATGAAACAACAACTTAGAGATTCTCAAACAATTCATGGCAGACTTTACACAGCAGGAGATAGACTATTTAAAGAATACATGACATTGGTTGAAGGTAAGACAGGTAAAGAATTTCAAAAAGCATTAACAAGAGGAGCTTTAAGGCCTGGTTTTGGTAGACCACCTTCTACTAGAATAGAAGATTTATACAAAAAAACTTTTAGTGATGCTAAATCACCAGGAGCGGTAAATGAGCTAAGAACATTAGTTGGTAATAGGCAAATGAATATTTTAGCAGCCAACTATTTAGACGATGTATTTACAAAATATTATAGAGGAGAAAAAAGAGATTTTAATGGTTTATTTAAAGAATTAGGTTTTGATAATATTAAAAGCAAAAATTATCAAGCTACTAAAAATCTTCTTAAAAATTATAAATCAGCAGTTAGAAATCCAGTAACAGGCAGATTAGAAATGAAAGCCGTTGAGCTTGATGATTTATATAAATTTATGAGCGTGTTAAAAGAATTTCCTGAAGCTGTTCCTGATGTAAATACATTTATAGTTAGATCTGCTGCTTTAAGAGCTGCAAGCAATTTAGGGCCTACCGCAATAATTGGTGGAACAGGACTATCATTGTCTGGCGGTGGTTTTTTTGCTTCCCTAGCTGGAGCAGGATTTTTAAGACTATTTAATCAATTTTTAGCACAGCCAATAAATAAAAGTATGTTAAGAGATGCTATTAAGGGCGGAAAGGATAAAAAAGAAACTTTTATGAGGAAGTTTTTACAATTTATTCCTAAACTTCCAGACGTACCTGTTAGCGCAATAGCAGCACAACCATTAGTACCTGTAGTAGAACAATCAATGACAGAATAAAATGTCCAGAGCCACAGAAAGAACAGGTCGTGCAGGCGAGTACGCTGTGGCTAGTTTTCTGAGCTTAGAAAGCGATACAGTTCACGTTCTACCACATGGCAGTCATGCCGACATAATCTTTGAAATAGATGACACTATGTACAAGTGTCAGGTAAAAACTGCTGCTTTGAAAAAGATGTGCCACAAGACACACAAAAGAGTTAATTGGTGCTTTGATATGCGTAGAGGTGCTAATACAAAAATCAGAGATTACAAACAAGGTATGGTCGATCTTTATGCCTTTTACTGTCTGGAATACAACACCATAATATTTAAAATATTTGAGAACAGCAAAAGAACCAAAGTAACTTTTAAAGACTCTCTTATGCAAAACATAAACTCAAAAGACAGTCTTTACGAAGCTATCACACTGTTAAATAATTAACAATCACTAAACTACTTGCTTTATCACTTTTAATCTAGTACACTTTGTTTATACAAAGGAGAAAGCATGACAGATTACATAGACAGAATGATTGAGCAAACTAAAAAAGAAGATGCTCTAAGAGATAAGGGAGTAATTATTTTAAATGATTACAGGTCAGAAAAAGCAAGAATAAAAGCAAGAATAGAAACAAGGAGAAAACAATGAAAGACTATAAAAACTGGATTATTTTATTTTTGTTATCACTACTAATTGCTATTATCTCGAACTTAGAGATTTACTTGGTGTAGGAGAAGAAGATGGAAACATTACGTGAGCAGTTAAAAGAGCTAGAAGAAAAAGCTGAAAAGATAGGTTTAATGAAAAACGAAAGATTGGGTAGAGGTTGGATTATGCCATATACCCCTGAAAAAGAATTAATTGAATTAGGTTCACGCTATGACGCAAGAATCAAAAAACTTATGGAAATAGGAGCAGAAAAAAACATATATCCAGAATATTTAGAACGTTGGGCAGAAAATAAATACAATGAAATAGATTGGGATGAACAAACTATGCTTCTTTTTAAAGAACAAACAAATCTTTATTATGAAATAACAGCATTAGAAAAAAAAATAGAAAAAGAAGAAGATGAAAAAGATAACCTCAGACAAACTTAACCAAAGCATCAAACAAGTAACCTGGACTAATAGCAAAGGCCAGAAACAAATCAGCTACTATCTTAAATATACTATCAATGGCAAACGCAGAAACATGAAGATTGGTCATGGCGGTATGCCGATACAAACAGTACGCAAGATTGCAAGTGAACTACAAGCTAAGATGTTGCTTGATACCAGCTTTGATCCTTTGGCTAAGAATGATAAGCAGACACCAACGACAGATTATGTCTTTGCTAAATATCAACAACAGTTGGAGATGAATAACAGAAAGACCATTCAAGAGTATGTGCGCTTGTACGAGAAAGACATCAAGCCTGGCTTTGGTCATTTACCGATAGATACAATTAGCAGAGGAGATGTTAAGTCTTGGTTTGACGAACTCAGTTTAAGATCTAAATATACTGCCAATCGTTGTCTGACTATTTTAAAGACTGTCTTTGAGATTGCGATTGATTACGAATACTTGGAAACCAATCCAGCTAGTAGAATCAAGAAGCACGCAGAGGTAAAAAGAACTAGACATTACACACCAGAAGAAAAGCTCAATATCTTTAGAGAATTATTTAGAAGATTAGACGAAGATAACTCTTTGTTACACTCAGTTAGTTTTATCTTGCTCTTAATATTTACTGGCGCAAGGAAGTCAGAACTAGCTCGTGCTACATGGGATGACTGGCATGGCGATTATATTGAGTTAAAAGAACATAAAACCGATAAAGATGGCAAAACCAGAAAAATTTGGTTGAATTCTCAAAGTCGTAGCGTTATACAGACTCTACAAGGCGAGAAAAAGAAAAAAACGATACTTGGTATCAAAAACCCTAAAAGGCTCTGGAACAGCGTAAAATTAGCTTGTAAGGAATCTTCCCCAAATTCATGCTCAGACATAGACAAAATTAGGCTACATGATCTAAGGCATAGTTTCGGTACGATAGCTAACACAGCAAGTGTAGATTTTTTACAGACTGGTGAGCTTATGGGCCATCAATCACTTAGTATGATGAAGCGTTATCAACATATTGAGGATAAAACGAGTAAAGAAAACATAGAGAAAATCGGTGATGAAATTCTCTCAGATGTACGACTTCCTAAGACTTTCCAATGACGAATATCTGTTTAGCCTTTTCAAAAGAAATATTATGATCATCAGCCAAAAAAGTAAGTTTTTGACGAGGGAAGGCATCTTTGTTTTGTATTGCCTGCATCACTATCTTTTTTTTAGTAACAGTATCGTATGAATTCCAAGAACTTATCTGTTTCAAATTTCTTCCGCAGATGCAAGTATCTTGTAAGCCGTAGGTTGTTGAACATATTGAGATACATGGAGAGTCCTCTAATGAAGTGGACAAACCATCCATCTTTAATTGGTCACGAAAACACATTCTTTGCTCTTTCATATAATTTATGTTTTAATTATATCACTTGGAAGGAAAATTTAACAAATAAGAAAAATTATGAATGACGATAAGAAATTTATTACGGCTAAAGAATTAGCTAATCGTTGGAAAAGGAGTCCACGCACATTAGCCAATCAACGTCTAGCTGGTGTTGGTTGTCCTTACTACAAAATATCTGGCAAGGTTTTGTATGATCTTGAAGATGTAGAGAACATGGAGAAAAGTAACTTTGTTAGCCGTAGCAACTAAAGAATTTATAAAAGATAGTATGCCTTCTAAGCACGCTAAATTTTCTCCCTCAAGCGCAGAGCGTTGGTTTGTGTGTCCTGGTTCAATAAAACTTTCCGAAGGTGTCGAAAGAGAACCTGTTGGCAGACCTGCGCTCGTTGGTACTTTCATACATAACATGGCAGAAATGCTTATGAAAGGACACTTAGAAGGCATCACGCTAGAAGATTATTGGCTTGGTAAAAGCGAAACTGTTGAAGATGTAAAAATTTATGCCGACCAAGATATGATTGATTGTGCAAAGTTTTATGTGGATTACATAGAAGGCAGAGCTAAAGAATTAAATGCCAAGCCTTTGATTGAAGAACAAGTAAGCATTGAAGAAATAAATCCTGAGTGTTGGGGTACAAGTGATGCGATTATCTTCAATAAAGAAGTAATCGAAGTAGTTGATTTAAAGACAGGTAAGTGGCCTGTTAGTCCTGAGAATAATTTACAAATGTCTATTTATGCACTAGGCGCATTGGCTCGTTATGGTAATGAGAATATGAAAGTGATAATGACAATAGTGCAACCGAGATCTAAACAAAGCGTTCGTTCGTGGGAAACTACTGCCGAATACTTGGTGGATTTTGGTTTTTCAGAATTAAAAAATGCTTTAGATGCGTGTGAAGCAGATGAACCGAATTACGTTTTTGGCGAACAATGTAGATTTTGTCCAGCTAAAAGGGTATGTAAAACTTATAAACTAAACGGAGAAATCTATGACTGAAGAAGTACAAAGTCCTACGCTTACGTTAGACGGCAAGGATTATCTTGAAGCTGATTTAAGCAAGGAGCAAATGGAACTCTTGAATACTGTGAAATTTTTAGAACCACAGATTCAAGAGTTGAATAATAAACTGTATGTTCTCAACGATCACAAAGGAAGATTGATTAATGATTTAAAACAATCTTTGGATGGTGGTGTTGAAGAAGCAACAATTATTGAAACAAAGGAGATAAAAGATGAGTCTAGCTAATATAAGAAAGAAAGCAAAACAGAAACCACCAAGAATAGTTCTTTATGGTGGTGCTGGTATCGGTAAAACTTTTTTTGCAGCGAGTATGAATAAACCAATATTTGTACTTACCGAAGATGGGATGGGTAAGATTGAAGCCGACCATTTTCCATTGGCAGAAAGTTTTGAAGATGTGCTTAAAAACTTACAGTCGTTGATTGATAACAATAACGATTATAAAACGCTTGTAGTAGATAGTTTGGATTGGTTAGAGCCTTTGATTTGGGATAAGGCTTGCCAAGATAATAATTGGAAATCAATAGAGCAACCTGGTTATGGTAAAGGCTATGTTGAAGTTCTTAAATATTGGCGTGAATACATAAAACTTCTTAATGAATTAAGAGAGAAAGGCTATACGATTATGCAAATAGCACATAATCAGATAAAGCGTTTTGAATCGCCAGAGATAGAAGCCTATGATCGCCACGAATTAAAGCTACACAGAAAGACAGCAGACTTAATTCTTGAACACAGCGATTGCTGTTTCTTTGCAAACTTTAAACTTGGCACAGTTCAAGTAAAAGGTAAAGGTGGCAACATGACGACAAAAGCTGTTAGTGGTGAGAGGGTAATCTATACAGTAGAAAAGCCTGCTTACTTGGCTAAAAATAGATATGCGCTCCCAGAATCGCTTGAGTTTGTTTGGGAAACTGTGCGTGCCGAGATGTTGAAATAATGGATAACGAAATAATTTACTGTGATGAGTGTGAGTCAGAAGCTATTTATAAAGCAAATGGTTTGTTCTTATGCACAGTTTGTTTAACTAAAAATAATAAAGAGGTAAGAAATGGATCTTGAACAATATGGTGGCTTAGAAGTAAGCCAAGAAGATGAACAAATAGCACCTGGCAAATATGTCATGCAATATTTAGAAGAAACAGAAATCAGAAATGATAGCGGTTGGATAGGGTGTCGTATGACTTTTCAGATACAAGGCCCTAAACATCAAGGTCGTTTGGTTTCTGGTTTATTTACAGTTGCTAATCCAAATTCGCCAAAGTCGGTAGAGATTGGTAAAACAGAACTATCAGCGCTTGCTAGCAGTTGTGGTTTAACTGAACTTAAAAATACTGAGCAACTTAAAGGTATTAGGTTCAATGGTGTTGTCAAAATTAATGACAATGGCTATGCAGAACTTGATCCTGCTTATGGAAAAAACTTTAGTAGAGCCGAGCAAGGCGAATCAATTCTTCCCAAAGAAGAAGTAGCTGAAGCAAAGCCAATAGAGGTTGATCCTTTAGACAGCGAAGAAATCCCTTTTTAGATGAAGAAAACTAGCTTGTGCAAGGTCTGTAATAGACCTGCACAGGGGTTTCTTTACAAACATAATGATGTTTATTATGGTAGTTGCTCAATGGAGCATTTAGAGAGAATAAAGGAGAGAATTGAAAAAGGAGAAAAACTTGCTAGAAAATCTTATACAAACAAAGATGGAATTGCATACGCAAGGAAAGAAAGCAAGGAGAAATACTTAGAGATTGCGAAACAGACTGGTAGCTTTGAGCTGCATAAGTGGTCTAACGAACAAAGAGATTCTTTTTTCAATACAATAATTTTAAATTACTTGGATTTTGAATCCGAGCTAGGTAACGATAATGGATCTGACGAAATTTTATGAGAATGGTTTAGTCTTAGACAAAGAATTACATTTTGGTAGTGGCAAAGATATTTCTGACGCTATCAACCAAATGAATGACGATGGTTTAGCAGTTAGTTTTATAGATACATCTGGAGAAGTTATTAGATGTATGGTTAAAGCAAGTGCGACTACAAGGCCTGATAAGAGTAATGAAAAGTCTGGGTGGTATGTCTATAACGAGAATAACAATTACATCAATATTACTTATGGCAACTGGCGTACAGGCGAACAAAAGAAATGGTCAAACACCGATGTCAATAAACTTTCTTTACGAGAGCAAAACGAATTAAAAGCCAATATTGCTCACAACATAGAGCGGAGTAAGAAAGAAAGAGCTAAAAGGCACGATGAAGTAGCTAAAGACTGCCAAGAAAGATTTAAAAGTGCCATAGATTGTGTGAATCACGATTACCTCACGAAGAAAAAAATTAAAAATTATGGGTTGAAAACAATAAGAGATTCCCTTGTTGTTCCCTTATATTCTACAACCAATGTCAAGCCTGAGATTAGGTCGTTGCAATACATAGATAAGAAGGGCGAGAAAAGATTTGTCAGCGCAAGTGAAGTTAAAGGTAGCGTGCATATTGTTGGTTTTAGTTGGTCAGAGTGGCAAGACCTAGATCAAGTCTTAGTTGTTGAAGGGATAGCTACAGCATACTCAGTATTTGAAGCAACAAATTTACCAGTTGTTTGCGTATTTTCAGCGAACTTTGGTCTTACTGCTCTTTCTAATTTAAGAAAACTAACTAAAGCTAGGTTTTATATTTTATTTGATAATGATAAAAACCAAGTAGGGCAAAGAAAGGCAGAAGAAATTACGTCAGCAATCAATAATACAGTTGTCAGATTGCCTTCCATTATTGGCGACTTCAACGACTTACATCAAGAGCAAGGTTTAGATGTTGTCAGAAATGAAATCTTAGATCGTGGTTTGCCTTTAAAACAATTTAATATTAAGTTTCTCAAAGGCGAGATACCAAAAAGAGAATGGTTGGTAGAAAATTTTATTGAGCTTGGCAAACCTGGAATCATGGCAAGTATTGGTGGTATAGGTAAATCCATGTTGGCATTGGACTTATGTCTAAAAGTCGCTCATGGTTCTGGTTCTTGGTTAGGCAATCCGATTGTAAGTTCTGGGAGTGCAGTTTATTTAAGTGCGGAAGATGATGCTCAGGAGTTGCATAGACGAGTCGATTCATTGGATAAAGAAGGCAAAAGGTTTGAAGGTCTAAACGAAGTCTATGCTTTACCGATTCCTAGTATGAAAGAAAGATTGATTGTTTTAGGTGATACCAGTTCACAAGGTTTGCACACAACAAGTCAAGGTGATGAATTGATTACTGCTTTAGAAAGTATAGATAATTTAAAATTGGTGGTGATTGATCCTATACAAAGTTTTGTGAGTGCAAGTATCAGTAGTTCCAATGAAGCAGGCCAGATGTATGCGAGTTTTTGTGCGAGTATATCCGCAAGATTAGGAGCTACAGTTTTAAGTATTCACCATTTTTCAAAGCAAGGTCTAGTTGGTACTGAAGATAATATGACAGCAAGAGCAAGTATTCGTGGCGCAAGTTCGCTCGTTGATGCGCATAGATTCGCATTAGCGTTGTATTTGAGTTCGGAAGAAGAAGCAGAGCGTTTATGCTTACAAAATGGCGTAGAATTCGATAGAACAAGGGTTGTAAGGGCCAGTATGGTTAAATCAAACAGCGAAATAGATTATTCGGTAAAGACTTTGTTTAGAAAAGACGTTGTGCTTGAACCGATTGAAGATGTAAAAGGAGGTATAAATTGGGATTAAAAGTTTTAAGTTTATTTGATGGTATGAGTTGTGGTCAGTTGGCTTTGCAAAGACTTGGTATTGAAGTTGATACTTACTATGCAAGTGAAATAGATAAATATGCTATGCAAGTTACACAAGCAAACTTTCCAAACACAATTCATATTGGTGATGTTTGTAATATCAAG